TAAGTTATCCTATGAGTGATTTTTTAAATTTTGGGGAGTACCATTTGCTATAAAAAGCAGCACATTTTAACAATTAAGGGCCGGTTATAAAAAAGCACATAAAAAACAATGTACATACCCTTACCCAAAATAAAAAATAAAGTACATAATATATAGTCAAAAATATATTTTATTGGATTTCAGTATATTAAATCAGTTAATTGTTAACCTTATATAAAACAACCACTTACGTTATGGTTCATATAACAACTTGCCCTTAATTTAGATATTCTCTACATCTAAGCATCTGTTATATCTAGTTTGCGGCCACTTTGCGGCGCCTTGGTTGCATCCATGTGGTCAGCGTGTGGGCCTGTGCATGCACGCGCGCACGTAAGGCAGCATCAAACTATCAGCCGCACCCTGGGGTGCAAGGTAGTGCTATAGTGCAAGCACGGTTAACGGGGTCTGCCGCAAGCTAGAGCCCTGTCGACCGTCGGTGCCACCTAGCCGCGCTATGGTGGGTTGCTGTCGCGAACGCGGATGTATTGCGAAAACGCGGTGGCCCTGATGCAAGTGGTTGGTCATTTGCATCTAGGTTGGATGGGCCGGTGTGGTGCTTCGTTGCAGTTGCCTCGCACCGGCCCTTCTGTAAAGATGAGTCTTTAGGGCTGGTCCGCGGACCATGCAGGTGAAGCGCCCCTGCGTCGAGCCGACAAACGGGCCAGCCCTAAAGACTTGGAGCTTTGGCCGAGTGGTTGAAGGCGATGGGCTGTAACCCCGTCCTGTGAAAAGCGCGTAGGTTCGAATCCTACAGGCTCCACCAATTTGATTGAAAGTAGATGACAGACTTTCGCGTTAGCACTAACCTGACAAGAGAAGCCGTAGAGACAGAAGTCCTACGGCTTTGTTCCGTCTATCTGCGGGGTACGGACCTGTTGCCGTTCCAGAAGGAACTGAGCATCTATTCGCCTTGGAAGGCAATGGATTTCTTAACCCTGATATGTGGTGTCGAAGATACATTCGACTTCTGCAGCGCACCCGGAGAGGTGCGAGCATTGGAAACCGCTGGCGATTTGGTCGCCCTTGTTCAACATCATTTGGAATATCTATGGACGCCGAAAAAGTAATCAACCTGCTGTGTGACGTGCTTTACAACAACTTCACCCGCGAGGTGGTTGGCCGGGAGAGCTTGAAGTTCAAAGACGCCGACAAAACCATCGAAGGCGAGATCAAGCTCAGCGGCGTGGCGCGTGCCCGCATTGCCAGCTTGTTGACCACCTTCTGCCGATTGATGCATGTGCGGATGGCACTCGTGGTCAACGGAGAGTATCACAAGCCCGGCGAACAAGCATGGGTCGGCAACGCCAACATGAGCAGGTTGGATCTGTACGACGCGGCGCGCATGTTGCAACCCATGCTCATTGTCAACGAACAGTGCTTCACCGGCGAGACCTCGCGTTACACGCTGCTCTGCGCCGAAAAGCGAAACGCGAAGACAATGGCGCACCTGTTGACGCACCTCATGGGTCGCGCACCGAAGCTGTACAACGCGAACGACATGCTCTACGTGTTGAACCAGAAGTACGACGAAATCAAGGGCAAGAACCAGATGATTGAAGTGTGGGCCGTGTTGGACTTTAACACGACCATCATTCACGTCATGTTCAATGACACTGGTGAACGTGATGGCAATTTGTTGCCCATCAAGCAACTGGCAGATCCAACACCTGCTGACCCCGGCCAATGCCCAAACCTCGAGCTGCCGCAGCCCCTGCTGACCAAAGAGGGCCAGCCCACAATCCTTGAAGCAGTGAAAGCTGTGCCACCGATTGCTGACCCCGGTCCGCCGTGGTCGACGCCTGAATCGCGGCGCAATTGGGATGCCATGCAGAATTATGCGAAATCCGTGGCGGCTGGCATGCATACCGGAAATATTTTGCATGAGGCATCTCAATCGGTCGCGCCGTTGGAACAACTCACTGGCCGCAAGCACAACCACTACTTCAAAGATGTGTCGCATTTGCAATACATCGATGTCTACCGGGTGTTGCAACTGTTCAACGTCACCGACCCGTGCATTCAGCACGCGGTGAAGAAACTGCTCGTGGCCGGTGGCCGTGGTGCGGGTAAGGACATCAGCCGCGACGTTCAGGAAGCCATTGACACGATGGTGCGCTGGCAAGAGATGCGGACTGAACAAGCGGATGAGGAATGACCATGCCACTCACCCATCAACAGAAAGAATCCCTCGCTAAGCTATATACCGAGCTTTCGGCCGCGCGTAACGTGGTGGCAGGAATGCGCAGTTCGGTGTTTCTGAAGAGTAGCGAGGTTGACACCGCAACACTTCAGATTGTGCGCTTGCAGGACAAGCTTGAAGAAGTCATGCGAACCGGCGAACTGCCACCGCAGGAGCGTCTCAGCATCTTCGCTACCACGCATGCGTCGGGAAGGGCTAACATGTTCACCCTCTACAAGCTCCAATGGCGCCTGCGCTGTGCCTACTACATCCGCAAGAACAAGGGTCTGCACTGGTCAACCGCGTGGCATTGCGCCCGGCGCGTGCTGTCATTCGAACACAGCTTCGCGGTTCGCTATGGTGTGCGTTACCACGACCCGGAGACTGCTTCAAAGAACGAACGCCTCTGGAAGACCTGTGAACACGATCATTGTGTGGTTACTCATTGCGACACCGGCCTACAGCGGCGCCGCAACTCCGATGCCGCATGTGGTGGCTCGGTTCGCTGATGCGCAGGAATGCGACCGAATTCGGCTGGTCATCCAGAATGACATCTATGCGAATGTCGCTGGCACGAAGACAACACAGATGCGATGCGTTCGTGCTACAGTGGTTCCATGAAAGTCAATCAACTGCACAAGCGCCGCGTGTTCCTTCGAGGGCGCGCGGCAATGGCTAGCATCAGACTGAAACACTTCTCTGCGAAGTGGTGGCGCAACAGCCAGTTCAGGAAGTTGAGCAATCGGCACATCTACACCGAGCACAATGCCTATTACGGGAAGCACGTATGAGCAAGCTCACAGACTTCCTCGAAGCACGCCATCCGAACACGCTCTGGGTCGACCGGGGTGAGTGCGAGGTGTACCTGCGCAAGCAAGTGAAGCATCTGGACGGCATGCTGCATCCGGTTATTTGCATCTCGAACATGCATGTGTATCACGGCAGTGAAGACAGCCCGCGCAAAGGCCACTTCAAAAATCTGCTGGCCGACCTCGTGGACTGGATCGACCATCAGTCCACTGTCAAACACGTCTACGTTGAGAACGTCATCAACCCGCATCTCGAAGCCTACTTGGTTCGCGAGCAGTGGATGATTGAGCCCTGCACATTCGGCAGCGTCAATTCCTACTGGAAGAAGGTGGCGATATGAGCAACACACAGGGAGCGCCAGTGCTCCGCGAGCAATTGCAGGATCTGTTCTTTGAGGCATTGCAGCTCACTCTTCGCCACGCCAGGGATGAGTTTATTGCTGGTGAATTTGCCGATAGGGCTATTTCAGCCATCGCATCCGCCCGGCCACCGCAGACCGTGCCGCCTCAAGATGAAACGCTGTTGCGTCAAGCATTGGAAGACCTTTCGTGCGCAACATCCTTCACTTCGAGGAAGTCGCGCGATCGCGTTTCCAAGACGATTGCCGCCATCCGAACTCGCCTGGGGATTCAATCATGAGCGTTCTTGATGATGCTGTGGATGCGTTTGCCGCTGAGATGAAGAAGCGTCTTCGCGTTAAAGCGAAGCTTGGTTTCTCCGGTTGGGAGCACATGGGGTAAAGAAGACCTTGGTCCTCGATTGCTTAAGAACGCTGCCAGCGGCGCCATCCGAGGCGACTGCACGTCCTTGGTTGATACTGCCAACCTCGCGATGATGATTTTCATGGATGAGAACAGATGACCACACAACCCGCAATCTATCGCTTTACCGGCGCGTTCGCCTATCTGTCGAACTTCCACCGCTCACCTATTGAGTGGGCTGGGTTCACTTGGCCCACGGTAGAGCACGCCTTTCAGGCCGCCAAGTGCAGCGACTTCAACGATGCTATGCGCGTGCTGGAGTGCGAAACGCCCGGCCTCGCCAAGCGCAAGGGTCGTGAGAGCGCAAAGGTGGCGAACTGGCAAGACATCAAAGTCAGCGTGATGAACAACTTGATTCGCATCAAGTTCGCTGAAGGTACGCCACTCGCGTTTAAACTGCTGGCAACGCACGGGTACCAACTCATCGAGGGCAACACCTGGGGCGACAAATTTTGGGGCGTCGTGAACAATGGTCACGGCGATGGCGAAAACCACTTGGGCCGCTTGCTGATGGCATGGCGGGATGAACTTCATGCCAAACAATTTGATGACAAAAGATGAAGCGATGGCGATTGCCGTCAGCAACATCCAGAACCGCTGCGGGCCTTACCACGGCAAGGCAATGATTGCCAGTTTGACCGCTGGTAACGAATGGATCCTTGACGCCATTCTCGAGGCGGCCAACAAGACGCCTGCGCCGCGCTGGACTCGCTCGGAAGAAGGTCTCCGAATCATGATGGGAAACTGATATGAATCACTCTGACGCACGCGAACTAATTGAACGTCAACGAACCGATGTAGACGGGTTGGCCCGCTCGTACGATCCACCTGACTGGCTGGTCGACACGGTGCTGGAAGCGTTCAAGAAGGGTCGTGAAGCCGACCGCAAGGAACGCCTCGTGACCGTCAGTGTGCAACTGCAAGCCAGTGACATTCAGAAGGCCGTGATGGACGAAATGGCGAAGTTCACCGAGCCGGGCATTGCCGAAGCCATCACGACACTGAACGGCCTGGGCTACACGTACGAGGGCGGTGAACTGTGGCAACCTCCAATCGACAAGGCATGCCCTCACGCTGCCGCCTGCGCGGCCCAGGGCTGCAACCAAACGGGCGACGGTGGACCTTGCGACAGACCTGAAGGCGGTAGCGTTGTGAGCTACGTGGTGCGTCTTGGCCCGCAAGGGAAGGCCGCATGGCACCACAAGCAAGCCGCCGAAAACGATGCAGAGACGCATGGTGTCGGCTTCTTGGTCGATGGCTACTGCATTGCACCCGAACGCGTGCGTGCCTTCGTCCGCAAGACCCCGCATGACGCGGAAGTCATCGAATCGCAGCCAATCAATCCGATTGGTGATACCGTCAAGGCTGTGTTCCTTGTCAACCACAACCTGTCGGCCGGGCAGAAGCTTTATGCGTGGCCGCATCAGGTGGAGCGGCGCGAATGAAACGCCGCTCATTCCTGGGCCTGCTAACGGCCCTGGGGCTCAGCCCCATGTTGCCGGACGTGGTGGCTGGTCCGCTTGAGCCGCTGGCGAAGCCCGAGGTGTTGCCGGGCTATCAGGTTATTGGCGACATGGTGATCATGTGGGGCGAAGGCCGCTGTGGAATCCCGGTCGTGTTTCCGGTGGTGTTGGCTGACAACGTATTTCGCGTGATGGCGCATGGGGACAACAACCCGGCAATCCACAACCTGAGCAAGACAGGTTTCACTGCCTACGGCTACCATCCGGGCGAGTTTTCGTGGATGGCAATTGGGAGCACACGGCCAAGAGAACAAGGTGTTTGATCGCTCACCTCTTTTAGCGATCACGTTTTGGAGTTAGAACCCAAATGGATACATTGAAGCAAGTCGTCAGTGATCTGGCGCAGAAGGCCAAGAATGCGGAGAGCCCGGCAGCAGCGCTCAACTACTCGCAGGCCGCCTTGAACGTTGCACATGCTGCCGACGTGTCGAAGGTGCCCGACGAACCGAAGAAGGATTGATATGTCGCCCATCAAAGCGGGAGATACTGCGATCGTCATTGGTGGTTTGGGTCGAGACAAATCACCGAACATTGGTCTCGAAGTCCTTGTGAAAGAACTTCGCGGTGAGCACAGTCGTTTCGGTCGCGTGTGGCGTTGTTATGGCGCTGGTGTCAAACAACTCACTGACGGTGGTGAATATCAAACGCTTGGATGGGCTGATTTCCCAGCCTCTTGGTTGCAGAAGATCGACCCTTTGTCAACCAAGATGGACGCAACAAAAGAAGTTGAGGCGCTGAAATAATGGACGCACCTATCAAAGCCCGCCCGCAGCCGCTGCTCCCGAAGCCTCGTGTTGTGTGGTCACGCTGGTCGACCGGTGGCGGCAATTGGAGATGTACCTATGAGCGTCCGGACGGACATGCGCTCGTTGGACAGGGCAACACCGCAGCAGAGGCAGAAAAGGTGCTGTTCGCCTTTGTTGCACAAACGAGGAAAGCGAAATGAAAACGCAACCGTTCTACGACAAGACGAAGCATGAAGCTGTCATCAAGAGTGGTCGTGAAGCAGCGGCTATCCAGAACCAGAAGCTGGCCGCGCAGTACCAAGTCTTGCAGACGCAGGAAACCGACCCCGGTACGCGCACGTACTTTCAGCGATACGCTTCGTATCACTACGCAGACGCTCGGTCGTATATGGGGTTCTTGTGCTGACCAGTTTCGTGCCACGGCCCGGCGCGATGCGCTACAAGACCGAAGAAGGCGAGTGGATGTGCGCCAACCCCGGCGACCTGATGTTCAGTACAGTGACCATGTTCGCTACTGAATATTGGAAGGGTTCTGATGCTGGCTGGACGCCCATCTTTGAAGAGGACTTCTACGACAGCGAGTCCGGAATCGGCATTGAAGACCCTCCAGATTGATCTGCTATTGCGTTCACCGTGATTTGTGGTGCATAATTGCATCACACCAACCGGAGAACGCAAATGAACAGCCTGAACCAACGAATTCAAATCGAAGTGCTGGGCCGCCTGGGTCAAAACCCAACGAGCGACGTCCTGCGCATGGAAATCGCTAAGCAGTTCAACGTTGCCGGTGCCCGCGTAGATCAAGCGATGGCCCTCTGCACACTGGTGAAGCGCGTCACGGCAAATGGTGGCTCTTATGTCCGTTATCGCTTCGCTGAGATGGCAAAATGAGCTTTGGTGTTCAATTGATGCAAATCATGGTACGCGCTCACATGGTGGGCGTGTGCTATGAATATCAGAACCGGCCTTGGGAAATCTTTATCCGGGTGCGTCCGCATCAAGTGGAACAGGCCCGTGCGCTTGTCGAACCCATCAGAACGTTTGGTTGCAAGATCCATTACAATGCCCTGAATTCGGCCGAACTCATGTTCGCGACGAACTTCATGTTCATTATCAAGTGAGGTTGATATGGGTTGCCAGATATATCACAGCAAAGGTGTCGAGGTCTGCTATTCGGTGGGCGCTTGGCTAGTCGTTGACATGTGCTCGCCTTGGTTTGATGCCAAGCGCGATTGCGATAGCGACGGCTTCCATCAAATCTGGGTTGATGAAATCGCACTCAAGTTCGCTGCCGCAGAGCTTCCCAGCACGATCCCCGAATACATGCAATGGCGCCGGGACAAGGACATGTTCTTCCAGCCGCTTCACAACTGGAAAGACAGCGATTACGAGCAGGCGCTCCGGTTTGTTAAAGCCGCTGCAAAAATCGGTGGACACGCATCACTGAGTTGGTGATACTGTAGTCACCAACCACCGGAGAACTTCATGACCGAAGAAAAGATCCTGTCCCGCGTCCGCAAGATGCTGGCGCTTGCCAACGACGAGGCCGCCACCGAAGGCGAGCGCGAGAACGCGATGCGTATGGCCCACAACCTGCTGACAAAGCATCAGTTGGACATGGCTGACGTCGACGCGCACGCCCGCGAGGCAGACGACCCGCGCGGCCACTTCGACAACGACGGGTGGAACATGCCGTGGTGCCGCGAAGTGCGGGCCACCGTGGCACACCTGTTCATGTGCAAGTATTACTTCCAGAAGATCAACGCCACGCGCGGCAAACACCATTTCGTCGGTCGCGAGTCGCAGGCTACGACCGCGATGTTCTTGGCGGACTGGCTGGTGCGCTGCATCCTGAAAGAAGGTGCCAAGCGCTACGGTCACAATTTGCTGCCGGAAACGCGAGCTTTCTGCCTGGGCGCTTCGCATCGGCTCTGGATGCGTGTTCGCGAGATGGAGGCCGCCAAGCAAGCCGAAATCCGCGCCCAGGGTTACGGACTGGTGCTTGCCGACCAAGCCAAGGTTGAAGCCCTGGCTAACGACGAATTCGTCAAGGCAATGGGTACGGACATTGTGACGCAAAAGGCGCGCAAGCAAGCCGACATCGATCTGAACGCCTTCCGCAGCGGCAACGAGTTCGGCAAGGGGCTGTCCTTGAGTGCTCAGGTTGGCAACCGCCCAGGCACGAAGCAATTGAAGTGATGGGTCGGTTCTTTCTCTTCATGCTTGCGGTGGTGGTGCTGGCCGCTGGACACTACCTCATCGCAGCGTTCCTTCTATTCTGCATGGCCGTGACGAAATGACTATCAAGACTGCATTTGTTGTGATGGGTCATTTCCATTACAGCTACAGTGAACCCCGCTGTGTGTTTGACACTAAAGAGGCCGCCGAGGCTTATATCAAAGCGCCTGAAAATGCGGCATGGAAGAAGTATTACGATTCTATTGATATTGAGGAATGTCAAATGGAGCTTTCTGATGCCAGTCCGTGATGACTTGACGTACCGTTACCCGCGTACACTACAGCAGGCCTTCGGCGACCACGCCCGACTTGATGTAGTTCGGCGAGGTTGGTGGCGCCGCGCGTTCAGCGCTGTCGTCAACTTCTGTGTCCACTTCTACGAGAACTTATCATGAGCGACATCCTTCGAGCTGACCACAAGACCCGGCGCATCGTGGTCGAGAACATGGCGAATCATCTGCTGATGGTTGCCGCCGAGATGAACATGAACGTCACCATCGAACTGACGCCCGTCGGCCGCCCGTGCATGGGATCGCATCAACCTGTGGTCAAGGTATGGCCATCGCTGTCGGAAGTGCGAATGGACATGGCGGCGGCAGAGTTGCAGAACAAGGACGAGAAGTTCCTTGAAGTGCAATTCTGCCACGACCTTGAAGACGGCTGGTATCGTGTTCAGGTCAGTGATGCTACCTGGGCGGAAGACTACAACTTCCCTCGTGACATCGAAGCTAAGGCGCGTGACCTAAAGCTTCGTATCAAGTGGGTTGGCAAAGATCAGAGTTACAACCCTTGGCGCGACAATTCACATGTTGACCGCTGTGCCGACTTCGATCAACTGATTTTTGTGCCGCCGAAGGACGACATCGTGGAACCGCTGCCCGACGGCATGTTGGCCCGGTTCCTTGAAGTTAAATGACGTACAAGGTTACGTTCGGCGATCTGCTTCCTAAGTGGAGCGGGAAGACGTCTGCGCGAATCCTTGACGAAATAAACGTCATGTTTGACGAGATGTGGCGGAGGCAGATACCTCAACCAGACGATCGCCAGCATGGGTTACAGTACGCGGCACCACCTGGAAAGTGGAAGCCATACCACATTGATTGGAAACAAGATGAACAAGCCAACCCCCATCACTTCGATTGAACGCAGCTACGAAGAGTTGCGTGCGGCCATCGACGGCGGTAACGAAAGCTACACGCACGCCGACGCGCTGGCGCTGGTCAAAGAGTGGGCGGCCAAGAGCTTCGATCCGCTGAACCCGCCTATCTGGTTGGTTGGTCAGGCCTTTCCGAATGGACGTGTGGTGGAAATCCAAGGTGTGTTTGACACGCAGGAAAAGGCGCACGCGGCCTGCCATGCACCGAACTATTTTGTCATGCCCATGACGCTGAACAAAGAGTACGCAAAGGAAACGGTCCCCGATACCGGCGCCTACTTTCCAATCACGGACGAAGGCGTCCCCAAAGATGTCGAACCGTGCAAGGGAATGAACTGCGGCACCACGACCAATGACCACAGCCTGGAGTGTCACGCCGAGCACGCTGCGGCAATCGCTGGCGGCATGTTCGTCAAAGAAGTGACGGACAACACCGGCTTGCAGAAGCACGTCGCGGACTTGTCCGATCAATCGCGGGCTTGGTTCAGGGTGTGCAATACCTTGACTCACATTTTTCCAGGGTGGCACGACTTGCCGGAGGATACCGGCGCCCTGAAGGCCTGCAAGGCAATCGAACAGCTTGCAAAGGGTGTGAAATGAACCACCACGTCTCACCCAAGTCAAAGACTGGCCGCCAACTCATCCAGATTGGCAAGACGCCCAACCCGCTCCCAAAAGAGCTGGAAGACTGGAACAAGCGCGTCGAAGCGGAAAAGAACACCCGCTGGATCCCGTCGACGCCTGCCGGTACGCCGCTGGGCCACCTCGCCCGCAAAACCGAGGACGAAGCATGGAAGGCCCTGCTCAAGGATGCGGCTCACATGCCGTACAAGACCAAAGAGAACTTCCAGAAGCGCGGCTACACGGTTGACGAGTACAAGAAGTCATGAACTCTTGTCCCAACTGCGGCGCCCGCGCGATGTCCCAGGGCAGAAGCTGGAAGTGTGGTAACTGCGGTTTGATGTTCCTTTTGAAGGATTTGTGATGCCATTGAACAAGAAGATCATGACTGGCGCTGCGCGGTACCGCCAGCAGAACAGTCTTTTTCGCGCTCCGGTGCTTGTCCTTCAAATTGAATGGCAGACCATCGGTATGCGACCCTCCCGCGCAGAAGGTCCGTTGGCCCCTTACGTCATTGATACTTGCTGGCGTGACGCCCGTGTGGAAGACCTGAATTTGACTTTCATCAAGGGTCCTGTCCATAGCTGACAGAAACCGACTCGCGCTATAGTGGTCTGACCGCGCTGTGCGGTGCAGAGGCAATCATGACAAAGGCTATCAAAATTCTCGCGTCCGCTGAAATCTGGGTGGACGTTGCCAAACTGGACTTGTTGCCATCGCGCGTCGGTTCCGAGCGCTTCGGCCGGGAGGTCGACAACGTTCTCGAATCCGTGAACCGCGCTGAACGTGAGATCAGCGAAGGCCACACGCTTCACCCGCGTCTGGTGCGAGTTCGCAACAAATTGATCTTGCTTGGCATTTTCCACCGCAAGGACAGCGGGCAGGCAGCGGCCCAGGCCCGCGCCGCCATTGCTGGCGCAGCCTACAGCGCGTGAACAGCCGCAGCCCAGGGGGTTGCTACCGGCCCAACGTGCGCAAGCCGCCTGGGCCGTTTTAACTAGGTGCCATCATGGTCACTAAATACTGCGTGTACTGCGGCCAGCAAGGGCACCTATCACACGCTTGTGAGAAATTGAAGAAGGAACAAGAACGTGACAATCAACGCACAAGCGAAAGGCAAGACCGGCGAGCGCGAAATCTGCGATCTCTTGCGGGTGGAATCGATGAGGTGCTTCCAAGAGAATGCGTGGATTGAGCAGGGCGATCGCGACCGCATCTTCGCATCCATCCAGCGCAACCAGAATCAAAGTGCTGTTGGCGGTCACGACATCGGGTTCATGGGCCTTAGCATTGAAGTCAAGCGATGTGAGACCCTGTCGGTCCCGCAATGGTGGCGGCAGTGTGTGGTCAGCGCTGGCGCAGCCCAGGCCCGTCCGGTTCTCATCTATCGCCAGAACCGCAAGGCTTGGCGCGTCAAGATGGAAACCATGCTGCCAATCGATCGGGGTAGTAGTTCGATCTGGTGTACGGCCGAGTTTGAGATTGATCAGTTCGAAATTTGGCTGCGACTCTACATTGCAGCAGAAGTGCGAGCGGGCCGAGTGCCTTGATAGAAAATATTTCACTGTATACTCGGGCCAGTAGTTTGAAACGAGTGCATGAAATGGATATGCCGCCTTTTGATTATTCGACGTTGGACCAGTGGATGCGGAACGCTATGGCGCCCGCATTGGCTGACCACGACGTGAATTTTCGAGATCGGTTTATCGAAGAATACTTCAAAGACCTGCATCCCGAAAATGCAGCTCTGCGCCTGGGGTTCCAAGCGGCTTTCGCAAAGGACTTCGCTCAACGTTTCATGGCGGAACCGTATGTTCAAGTCAAGATCAAGGAACGTGAGGCTCAAGGGGCTCTTGCGTCCAAGACTCCCAAGTCGCAAGTCCTTACCGAGCTTTGGCGCATCGCCCTTGACCCGTTCGCTCCTCATCCAGCGAAGGTTTCGGCACTTAAGCAGATATCAAGCATTGAGGGCCTGGATGCTCCGGCGAAGTCTGAGCAGACTGTGAACGTCAACAACCGAGTGCAGTTCTACCTGCCAGAAAACGGACGGGACAAGCGCAATGACCACGTTCCAATGCCCGAGAGTCCCGTTGCCCCGCCTGCTGTGCATTGAATCACGCTGGCAAGAAAACGAGACGTGTAGCTACTGCGGGGGCCTCCATCCGGTAAGGTTCATGGAATTGGTAAAGGGCGGCGCCCATATCAAGGCCTTGGACAATGATTACAAATGCCTCGTTGATTACAACGGGAAGAAGGTGAAGTTTTACTTTCAGCATTTGGACATTCATCAGATGGAGGAATTCGTTTTCCTGCACAAGAACTTTTTACTGCGCTTCCACGATCCGGGGTGCTTTATCGTCAAACCCTATTTCGTATGGCCGACACAGTAAAGGTAATCAGGCCACAGCCCGGTCCACAAGAACAGTTTTTGTCATCTTCAGCCGACATCGTCATTTATGGCGGTGCTGCTGGTGGCGGCAAGTCCTGGGCGCTGTTGCTTGAGCCTTTGCGGCACGTCACGACGAACAAAGAATTCTACACTGTTTTCTTCCGTCGCAACACTGTGCAGATCCGAAACCCGGGAGGGTTGTTGGATGAATCTATCAAGCTATACAACGATTGCGGCGGTTCGCTGCGCAATGACATGCTTGAATGGAAGTGGGATGGCGGCGGCAAAATCAAGATGGCCCACTTGGAGTATGACAGCACTGTCAACGACTGGCAGGGGTCGCAAATTCCCCTCATCCAGTTTGACGAACTGACTCACTTCAGCGAGCACCAGTTTTTTTACATGTTGTCGCGGAACCGCAGCATGTGCGGCGTGAAGCCCTACGTCCGGGCTACCTGCAACCCCGACGCGGAAAGCTGGGTTGCCAAACTCATCGCGTGGTGGATTGGTGAGGACGGCACGCCCATTCAGGAACGCAGTGGTGTTATTCGCTACTTCGTTCGCCTTGGTGATGAAATCTTCTGGGGTGACTCCAAGCAAGAACTCATTGACAAATATGGCAAACCGGAGCTTCCGCTTGACCATGAAGACCAAGTCCGCCCCAAGAGCCTGACATTCATCCCTGCCAAACTCAGCGACAACAAAGCGCTGATGGCCGCCGACCCGGATTACAAAGCAAACTTGATGGCCCTCAGCCGCGTTGAGCGTGAACGCTTGCTCGGCGGTAATTGGAAGGTTGTCAAGGGAAACGGGATGTATTTCAAGCGCACCGACTCGCGCATCATCGATCAGATGCCTCCAATGGAGGAGGTTCGCAAGATCGTGCGCCGTTGGGACTTGGCTGCAACAGAAGTCACCGAGTCGAGCCCAGACCCAGACTGGACAGCAGGCGTCAAGATGGCCCTGCTGAAGAACGGTCGATATGTGGTCATGGATGTACGACACGACCGCTTGCGCAGCCACGGGGTTCGCAAGCTGGTGAAGCATACAGCATCCCTAGATGGCTTCAAGGTTCGCATCGGCCTGTCGCAAGACCCAGGGCAAGCCGGTAAGGAACAGGTGGAGAACTATGCCAGTGAACTGAGCGGGTTCCTCATCGACATCGTACGCGAAACCGGCGACAAAGAGGTTCGCGCCGACCCGTTCGCCGCACAGTGGCAGGCGGGGAATGTGGACATCTTGCGCGGCCCTTGGAACGATGCTTACTTCCAAGAACTCGAGGCATTTGGCACCGGCACGGCACATGACGACATGGTGGACGCCAGCAGCGGCGCGTTCCTGATGCTCGTTACTGCTAATCTGTCAGTATGGGAAAAGCTCGGGAAAACCGGCTAAACTTCACGGTTATGACAAGCCAAACATTCCCCCGTTCGAAGTCTATTCAACGACTCGCAAAAAGTCAACTGAATGCAGACGAGAAGAGGCGCGAAAAATCCAAGAAGTCTTTGGACAGTTTCCAGAACCTCGCGCAGAATATGGGGGTTGGGGCGAACAATCCGCTGACGTCGGCCACCTACGGTTTCAACCCAATCACTCGCAATCGCACTTTGCTGGAGTGGGCCTACCGGGGAAGCTGGATGGCTGGCGTGGTTGTGGACAGCGTGGCGGACGACATGACCCGCGCGGGTGTGGAGTTCAAGGGTGAGATTGACACCGAGCAGGCCGAAGATATCCATCAGGCTGCAACCTCCATGGGCTTGTGGAACGCCATCAATGACGGCTGCAAGTGGTCCCGCCTGTACGGTGGCGCGATCGTTGTCATGCTCATTGACGGCCAAGATCCGGCTACCCCGCTCCGCCTCAACACCATCAGGAAGGGTCAGTTTCGCGGTCTGCTGACTCTGGACCGTTGGATGATCGAACCGAGCCTGAGCGACTTGGTTACCGACCTGGGGCCGAATCTGGGCTTGCCGAAGTTCTACAGCGTGACCGGACAAGCCCCGGCGCTGTCCGGCATGAAGATCCATTATTCACGCTGCATGCGGATGGAAGGCTACCGCCTGCCGTACTGGCAGCGAATCATGGAAAACATGTGGGGCATTTCGAGCCTTGAACGGATCTATGACCGCATGATTGCGTTCGACAGCGCCAGCACAGGCGCCGCGCAACTGGTCTATAAGAGCTATTTGCGCACGTACAAGATTGAAAGCATGCGCGAGATCGTGTCGGCCGGTGGCGATGCCCTTTCGGGCTTTGTCAAATATGTCGAGATGATGCGTCAGTTCCAAGGCATTGAGGGCGTGACCCTCATGGACAAGGAAGACGAATTCGAAGGCATCACACATCAAGCGTTCAGCGGCCTTGCTGACATCCTTTCTCAGTTTGCGCAGCAAGTCAGCGGCGCGGCTGAAATCCCGCTGGTGCGCCTGTTCGGTCAGTCTCCGATGGGATTCAGCACCGGCGAAACCGACATCCGCAATTACTACGACAACATTCGCCAGAAGCAGGAAAAAGAACTGCGCACAGGCGTGAGCACAATCTACCGCGTGTTGGCGGCCAGCGAAGACATCAAGCTGGAAAAGAGCGTGCAGATGGGCTTCAAACCTCTGTGGCAGTTGAGCGACAAGGAAAAGGCCGAGATTGCGGCAAGCATCACCACAGCGGTGACGTCTGCGGAAGGTAGTGGTCTGGTCCGCCCGGAAACGGCCCTTCGCGAGCTCAAGAAGAGCAGCGATATCACCGGGGTGTGGGCGCACATCAGCGACGAGGAAATCACCGAAGCCGAGAACCGCCCTGACCCGCTGCCGGAAGTTGGTGCTCCTGGCGAGGTGCAGGGTCAAGCGCATGGCGGCAGCGAGTCGCAAGCCGAACGCAAGGATCCGGGAGCCGCTGGTGGTTCTGAAAGCTAAACAGCTACAGAAGCGCAGCAGCCTTGAACTGAAGCGCGAAGCCCGTAGGCGGTACGCCCTGGCTGAACGCCTCGAGGCAGAATACATGCGCGCCCTGCGCATGCTTGCGAACCAAGTAGACAGCATGGTGAAAGAGATGGCGGGCGGCGGCCTGCTGTCGGATGCCATGCGCCTGGAACAAACACTCAGGGACTACGCCGAGACAATCCAGCCTTGGGCGACTGCTGTGGCTACCCGTATGCTCCGTCGAATTTCAAACATTGACGATCGTCGGTGG